TTGCAGTCGTCAGACCAGTAAGTGTATTTACATACTGCTTATCTGCAGCACTGTTTCCAATACTTACGGCAGGTGCTGATGCATAACCAGATCCTGGATCTGTAATAGTAATACCAGTCACAATACCAACAGAATTGGTATGTGCAGTTCCTTTCGCCGTTGTACCGACACCGACTGGAGCAGCAAATGTTGCACTAACTGTAGTAGATGGAAGATAGAAGTTTCCTCCAGTGAACACTGTTGCCCCAGTAACCGATCCAATACCATTGATTGTTGAGGATGCTGTTGCACCAGCACCAACTGGGGGTGTAATGGTGACTGTTGGTGCAACCACATATCCAGAACCACCATCATCAACAGACAGTGAAATAACACCACTTTGAGTTGGTTCAATTAAGCAAGTTGCTGCTGCTCCAGTTCCGCCACCACCCTCAATATAGACCGATGGTGTCTCTGTATAACCAAAACCAGCGTTTGTAAGTCTTATTTCTTGTATAGAAAATACTCCAGCACGATTGGTGGTTATTGCGACAGCAGTTGCTGTGCTACCACTATCTGGAGCATCAGTAAATCTAATAACAGGTGTTGAAGTATATCCACTTCCATCATTATTCAAGAATACTTCTCTTACATATCCATTATTAATAACCGCAGAAGCAGATGCAGTAGCACCAATTCCTAGAAGTGTAAGAGTAGTAATGTATCCTTCTTCTTGAATTTGAGTATCAATTTCTTCGATGGAAGTATCAATAACTTCATCTTCATATTCGAAGAGTTCACATTTCAGTTGATAAACATAATTTTTGCCTAACTGATAGAAAGGATCCTCATGCTCAACAAACTTAACTTCAAATAATCTTTGACCAAGTGGGAAATAAATTAAATCACCTTCTCTTGGACGAGACGATAATACAATTTCATCATCACTTTCTGCTTCCAGGAATGGTGAAATGAAGTCTTCAAATCTTTCTTTTGAAATAGTAACTGTCAACTCATCTCTAAGTGACATTCCAAACTTTGTTAGTATATCTCCAGATCCTGAATGTCCTTCATAAGTATTGACATATGCTTCTATAACATAATTATCATCAAACTTAGAAGATTCAATTTCTCTGATTACCGTATTTCTTCTTACAAACTTTCTTGGAATATATGTGACATCAACTCCATACATTCTCAACTGTTCGTTGATTAATTCCTGAACAAGTCTTTGTTCAGTCTGTGATCCTTGTAGAAAAAACGGATTAAGTGCCATTATCCAATAAGATCGAGGGGTGGTAATTCATGCTCAAGCATCATTGTCTGCTTGAGTTGATCTAGTTCTCTTTCGGCATCTTCATAAATTTCTCTACCATTGAGTTCAATGCCTCCAGGTAATTTAACTCCTCTGAACTTGATTAGATTCTGACCCCACTGCCTCTTAATCAATGAGGTAAGATACTTTTTAACAAAACTGTCATTATAAACACCAGAATAATCACTTGGATCTAAAATTCTATAACAATCAATAACTAGGAAATTTCCTGCAGATTGTTGATTCCAATCAATATCAAGATATAATCTATCTTGTCTCTTATTATATCTAACTTGCTTATCTGTTGTTAGTAAAAAGTCAATGTCCTCCAAATAACTCTTAGTCATTGAGTACTGTAAAAGTTCTACAGAATTAAAATAATAAAGGTCATTTAGAAATAGTTGATACTTGATACTAAACATTCCACCAGAAATGCTGCTTGTATCAAACTTAAACACTTTTTCAATTCCAACTACCGAATCTGGAATTTGAATAAAGTTTGAGTTTTCGTAGAAATTTGAAGTAGTTGTTCCATAACCATCAATATTAGTAGAAGTTGCCGAAGTTGTTACAATACCAACTCCACTTGTTCCAGATGCTCTACCTCTATCAATGTCTGATTGTTGAATTTCATATTTTAAATACATCCTTTCGACACCATCAAAGTGGCGCTCTTGGAAGTATTGAAAGGCATCATCAACAAGATCATCAATCTGATCATCATCAACATTAATTTCTAACACAGGAGCACCAAGTCTCCTTAAGCAGTAATCAATTAATTCTTGCCTTGTTGATGGTTTTGCCATTATTCAACCTCTGAGTTCTGATAATCTTCAGTTTTTTTAGTTGATCTTTGTTTAGGAGGAGAACTTTGTCCCCTCTTTGCTTCTAGCAACTGCATTAACAATTGCTCCTTTTCAACTTCAAAATCTTTAGTTAAAGATTGTAATTTTGCTTCTAGTAAAATGTTTTGATTTGTTAGTGCTGCTATTTTTTGATTATAAAGACCAACTAAAACATTAATATCAACTTCACTATTCATAAGCGTCAGAACGTGCCTCCGTCAATTGTTGTTGTCCAAATAGGTCTATCACTATATGTAGTAGAGACCACGGTGGGATTGATTGAAATGTTGGATCCTTCCTTTAGAAGGTCATTTGTAGTATCAAATGTTCCCTGAACACCAATCAGTGTTACACTGTTGCTTGAAGAAGTGGTTGTTTTAACCATTCCATATGCAGCAGAGTTATTTGCTTGAGTAATTTGCTGCCCTGCAGTGAAACTGTGGGTGGAACTTAGAGTAAGAACGACTTCCGTAACCGCAGTCATGATCTGCGTAGAAGTGAATGTTGCAGATGATGGTGCAGATGTAGATCTCTGTAAACCATCAGTATCAAAGTAAACAATACCATGAGTTGAGAAATCTCCACTCTGGTAGTAAATACCTTTGATGTCTAAGAAACCTTTTGTTCCTGCTACAACGCTATTTGTAACTGATGCATCGGGAATATAAGTCCATCTTCTGCTGTCATCAGCATGTGATTCAAAAGTTCCGCTGGTTGCGATTGAATTGTCATCGAAACCAAAGAAACCAGTCTTGTTATTACCAGTTCCACTGCTCGTGTTATAATTGAACGAAATACCTCTGTCGGTATTTGTATCATAAGCATGAGTGATGGTCAACTGAGTTGAAATACCAATAGCACCAGTTGTATTCGCAGCAATCGAAACTACTTTCGAACTAGTATCAACGTATTGGACTGTTCTATCTCCAGCAGCTGCGGGAAGACCAGAAACACCAGCATTATCAATAACGTCGCCAGTGTTAATACCAACAACAGAATCTAGTGTAATTTCAGTAGTTCCAGAACCAACTGTCGCCATGACAGTTCTCTGACTTACTACATCACCAAGATTAAAGATTGGTTCATTAACTGTAACTGAACTTGAGTTGACAGTTGTAGTTGTTCCATCAACTTGGAGGTCACCTTTAACAACAACGGTGCCTTCATTACTTAAACCATCGGGATATGGGTCAATATACAGAGTATTACCATGACCCGACTTGGTAGAAATGATATTGGAACTAATTCCAACAGCATCAAACTGAGCACCACCAGTAGCAGTGATGGAACCAGTGTGAGTGATAGAACCAGTAATAGTGATATTATCACTATCAGCATTACCTAAGGTTGTATCACCATTTACTGTTAGGTCTGACTGGAGAGTTAAACTATCTTGGATAGTTACTGCACCATCAAAATTAACTGCTCCATCTACATCAAGAGCACCACCAATGAAAACACTCTTGGCAATACCAACACCACCAGCAACTCTTAAAGCACCTGTCGTAGTGCTACTAGCATCTGTAGTTGCTGCAATAGAAACGAATGATGTGTTTGGTGTGCTTTCAAAAGTAACTGATGTTGCAGTGGATTCTGCACCAATTGTTACTGTTGTTGCATTAGGAACATCAAAGGTTAGATTATTAATCGTAGTGATGCCAGTGTTGGCACCAATATCAATTGCAGTTGCGGAACCAAATGCATTTATATTAGTTGCATTTGTTTCAAGTAAATTAAATGTTGTTTGATCTGTGGTAAGATCTCCACCATCGATGTGAAGGTCACCATCCAAATCAACTGTTGCATTGCGAATAGTAGCAATACCAGTTGCGGCACCAATATCAATATTGGTCGCAGCACTGAATGAATTTACATGAGTTACGTTTGTCTCAAAGAGATTCAGTTCAGCAGTGCTACTTGTAATATCTCCACCATCAATGTTGACATCTCCGCCAACATTTAGGTTTTCTTCAATACCAACACCACCTTCAACTACAAGAGCACCAGTGTCTTTATCTGTAGATGATGTAGTATCACTAATTGTAATTTGAACACCAGCAGCATAATTCCAATCAGCACCTTCTACTTGAATTCTATCACTAGACGCTTCATCATAATAAATTCTAGCATCATTATCTGTACCAAACTGGAAGTGAATATCGTCAGCAACTCTAATATCTGCAGTTGCTCCAGCACC